TCTTGTTTTCGAAACTCAGCGTCGTTCAGCGAGCGGCGAGTTTGTTCAGCAGAGCGTCGATTCGTTCCGGGACGGTCGCGAGGAATTCACGATCGGCTTTTGTCAGCGCGCGTCCGGTATGAATGTGCTTGTTTCGAATGTTGTTCAACTTCCACATCCAGTTCAGCGTTGACTTCTTGAAGGTCCCTTGTCTTGCCCAGAAGATGACGTTTTGACCAAGGGTTGAGTTCGGGAGTGGGATGTTCGTTTCGTGAAGCAGGCGACGATAGAGCGTGCGGTCGAGTTCGACGAGTTCTTCGAGAGATTCGAAGTTCTTCCCCGTCTTTACTTTTGCGTGTTCTTCCAGCTTCTCGACGAGTCCGTCAAACTTCTCGCCCATCCAGTGGTCAACGTTGACGCCTTTGTGCGCTTCGTGGTTTCGGGCGTCGACGACGTCCCAGTGAATGAGCGTCCAGGCCGTTTCCCAGAAGTCGCCGGACATGAAAGCGACGCGGTACATTCGCTGTCCGAAGGTTGCCGGTCGTTCGTTGTCGCCAGCTTCGATCTTCGCGAGGATCTCGTTCAAGTTGGCGTCCTTCCAAGCGTTTGACTTGCCGTCGTAGTGATTGAGATTAGCTTCGATCAGGTTGACTGCGTACAAGGCTTTCATCTTTTGGGCTCCTTTTTTCTTGGTTTTGATGCTTTCTCTCTCAGCTTCTATATATAAGTATATCGACCATTTTTAAATTTGCAATAGCAAAATATCAAATTTTAAAATTTATTTTAGAAAAAAGATAAAGGAAGCCCGTCTGACTCGTGAAATTACGGGGTCAAACGGGCTGAAAATTTTTAAAAATATTCTTTTTTTTGTTTAGAAAAGAGCGAAAACGACTAAATCGGGAGCGGAAGAAGCAAGTTGGCGAAATTGAACTCAGGATAGACTTGTTCGACGTTCATCTGCACGACTCGCGACTCGAGGTTCCCCGTGGAACTTTCGATTTTCTCGGTCAACGCCCAGAGATAGTCAAAACCGCGTTTGACGAGCGTCGTCGAGTTGAACGTATGCGTTGACGCCGGGGACGCTTCGAACGCGTACTGCGCGCGCCAGTAATAATCCTTTAAGGTCGAGCCGTCGAGCAATGTGCGCTTGTACGACTGCGGACTTGCGGAGACGCCGCGAAAGAGCACGCACCCAGCCGCGAATCCGTTCCAAGCTTGCGAGTTGATACATCCAGTCGCGTTGGCAAGCGTGAGTCGGTACGCTTGTGTAAAGAAAGTTTTGGGCCAATTGACGGAAATAGAGAACTCGACCTTTGGAGCCGCAATATCGACGCCGTCGAACGAGTCGCCGTTCCAGCCAATCCCGCCGTCGAAGTTGCGTATATCTGCGCCTGCCGCGCCTAGTGTTGCGAGCGAGTGCGTGATATGCGCTGTGCCGCCGGTCGTTGTGTAGGTGTAGTCGAACTCCGTGATTTGCGGCTGTTCGTACGACGGCTCGTTGATTTGTTCGTGCGACGTCCGATACGCAAAGACGACTTCAGCGTCGTAGACGTGATCGTTTTCAGTCGTGCTGAGTTTGATCGAATCTAACGGAATGTTATATGACGCGATATTGCCGTCGGAGTCGACGAACACCTCTTCGAGGTACGAGTAGAGCGCGTCATATGCTGCCGGCGCGTTCGACGCTCCGACGATCCCAAATTGCCACGTCGCGCGAGGCGATTCGCCCGACTCGCGTACGAGCGAGCCTCCGTCGCCTTTCTCAAACACTTGGATTCCGTCATATAATATAGTTGTCTCAAATGACATCAGGGTCTCCTTCTTCTTCATAACGTTGACGTCTGAGTTCTTCTCGGACGTCTTCCATGACTCTTGTCTGTCGGATCGTTTCGTCGAGTTGACGCGACACGGTCGGGTTGATTGAGTCGTACGCGCTAAACGAGCCGGAGCTCGAGTAGGCGCGCTGGGCGAGCCGGAGCGAGAGCGAGTCGAACTCACGCATGAGGATCGCGGCTGTCTCCGGCAGAGGATTCGCAAGGATATGTTGGAACGTCTCTGGGGGCGCGATCGGTTCCGGCAATTTGTCCGGCAGGAGCTTGCCAAACGATTCGAGCGGCTTCAACGCTTGTTCGATTCGTTCGGTTTGATCGACCGATTCTGGCACGGTCCAAGGCAGTTTCGGACCGGCAGTCATTGCGGCTTTTGCGGCTGTCTCACGCGTGTCTTTTAGGACTGCCTTAGATTCGTTGTCAATAGCGTTGACTTGCATTTGCATACGCCGATTATCTCGCGTCAGTTCCGCGATCCGGTCGTTGTACTCCTGCTGGCGCTCTATAAGCGACTTACCGCCCAACGCCTGCCTTGCTCCTCCGACCATCCCGGTCATCCACGACTGATTCATGCGATCCTGCGCTGCTTGGATCCGTTCAATCTCCGCTTCGTTCGTTGCGATCTGGTCTTGCAATCCTTGCTTTTCTTGACGTCGTTTCGCCTCGTTAAACGCGATCTGTGCGTCTGCCATGCCGTAGATCTTTCGCGCGGTCTCGTCTGCAACGAGCCCTAAATCTCCGTATCGCGCGTTAAGTTCCGCGACGATGTTCTGAGCGCGCGCGAACTCTTCGTTTGTCAAGTTCTGTTTGCCTGCTAGTTCCGCGAGCTGTTCGAACAGCGTCGTGTCCATTTCGCGCTGTCGCGTCGCCTCGTCGGCGAGTTCTCGCGCCGCGTCGCTTGCGTCTCTTGCCTTCTCCGCCGCGCGTTCTGCGCTTGTCGCATAGCGCACGAAGACGACTGCCCCTGCCGCGAGCGCAGTAACGCCAGCCAGCGTTGCGGCGGTCATTGCAACCATCGCCGCGCGCGCTTTGGCTTTGGCAACAGCGCTCGCTTCTGCCGCCGCCGCGCTCTTGTATTCGGCAGTCGCAAGCGCAAGTTGAGCGTTTGCAGCTGCAAACGCGCTGTCTGACGTCGCTCTGTTGACGGCAATAACGGCTTTCTCAACGTTCGTCAACGCGGCGGCTGTTGCGGCGCGCGCTTGTTCTGCGGCTGTTGCGGCGCGCTGGGCGCCAACGACGGCTCCAATGGCGGTCGACAGTCCTCGATAGGTCGAGACTCCGAGTTTGACGACCGAAACAGCTGCGCTCATTGCTTTGGTCGTCAGCCATACGCCTGCCGACAGAGCTCCGATCGATCCTGTCAACTTGACGACGTTTGTGATCGCGTTCGGGTGCTCTTGTACAAACGCAGTGAACCGGGTCGCCGCGTCTTCGAGTGTGTTTGCTCCTTTTGTCAACGTCGGGACGAGCGACTCGCCAATCGCAATCGCCGCTCCCTCTATTGCCGATTCCATGATCCGGATCGCGCCGCCTAGTCCGGCGTCCATTGTCTGTGCAGTTCTCGCGGCGGTCCCGTCGGCGTTGTCGATCGCGTCGTTGAGTTCGCGGAAGTTTGCGGTTGTGATCGCCACGCCAGTCAAGCCATACTGCCCGAACAGCGTCTTGATCATCGTAAGCCGCTCGCCGCTCGGCACGTTTCGGAGCCGATCGCCTAGTTCGAGCAGGACGTCATTGACTTTGCGCAAGTTGCCCTCGGCGTCCGTTATATCGATCCCAAGGTCGAGATAGAGTTCTTGCGCTTTTGAGTCAGACGCCATGCGCGTCTGGATCGCTTTGAGGACCGTTCCCGCTTGCGATCCTCGTACGCCGAAGTTGGCGAGCGCTCCGACAATCTTCGCTGTATCTTCAATAGTGAGCCCCGTTTCCGCAGCGAGCGGGGCGACGTATTTAAACGCCTCCCCTAGATCCTCGAGCGTTTGCGCTGAACCGTTGGCTGTTGCGGTCAGAACGTCGACGACCCGCGTCATCTCGGACGCTTCGAGCCGAAACGCGCGTAACGCGTTCGACGCAATATCGGTCGCCGGTCCTATTTCCGTCCCCGTCGCGCGCGCGAGGTCCATGACTCCGGCAATCGACGCTTCGATCTCGTCGGATTTGAAACCCGCTCGACCGAGCGAGATCATGCCCTGCGCGGCTTCTGCGGCGGTCCACGACGTTGTCCGTCCGAGTTCCTTCGCTTGTTCTGTCAGTTTTTCGAATTGCGCGCCCGTCGCGCCCGTAACCGCTTGCACGAGTCGCATTTGGTCGTCGAATTCCGCGAACGTCTTTGTCGCCAGCGCGACCGGCGTCGCGATCGCAAACGCGCTGATCATTGCCGATCTTGCGCCTGACGACCAAGCGTTGAGCCGCTGTTGCGCTTGCGTCAAGTCGCGATTGAGTTTGTCCATTGACGCGCCCAGTTCGACATACGCGCGTCCTGCTCTAATCCCTTGCGCTGTTGCCATGTACTATCCCTCTTTTATATTTGCTTCGTGCGCCTTGACGAAATCGTCAAATGATCTGCGCGGAGTGCGTTCGATCATGAACGGGTTGAAATCATTTGCGCTCTTCGGCTGTCCTGACGCAATATGCGTGTTATGAAGAAGAGCCGCCAGCAGGGACGTGGTCTCCCAGTCCTGTTTGGCGGCTCCCGTTGCACGTTGGACAAGTTCGTAGATCGTCAGAGGTCCAATGTCTCCGAGTCTGGCACGACCTGCAAGTTCGTAGACGCTCCCCCAGTTGACACGCTCGACTGAACGCTTGCGAGCGTCTTTGCGAGCGCGTCGTCCCTCGCCGCCTCGTCCAGCTTCGTCGCTTCGACGATCCATTCTTTGCCGCGAGCCTGAAAAAAAAATCGGTACTCGTCCCAAAACGCCTTGTCGAGTCGTTTCGTCGACTCCCCGTCGAGCGCGTTGAGGAAGTCGTCTTTTGAAATCTCCTTCTCCGCCAGCTGATCGGCGAGCAAGTGGTAGCAGACGACGCCGAGGAAGACGTCGTCGTAAAGTAAGCGCGTCGACAACGGGTCGCCATTGTCGGTCTTGTCGGTCGGGTTGAGCAAGTCGACGCCGATCGCTTCGCGGACTTTCAGCGCGGTCCCGAGCGTGATTTCGAGCGCGTGAGCGCGTTTTTTAGAGTCGATAAACTGGTTCATTTGATTGAGTCTTTGAATAGTTTAGGAGCGTTGGGCAGTTCTTTGTCAAACGCCGGTTTCATGTACGGTCGCGCGCGATACAGTTTCCCGTCAGACGTGCCGCCATGTTCGAGGGTTGACGCGGCGTTCTTTCCGTACCGTAACGGGCCAACAACGACGGACTCGTTTTTTTGATCGTAGCTAAAAAAAATCGACTTCTTCAGTCGCCCTGTATGCGAGCTTGGCGGCTCGCCAGGATAGGATATCCGTTTCCGCTTACGAATCGACGACTTCGCGCGCGTCCGGACGTACGCCCCGAATCTCGAGAGCGCGCGCCGTCGCGCCGAATCCATCGCGCGTTTGACAATCTCAGAATCGAAAAACACGACGTTCTTATTCATCAAGTTCCTCCGCCGCCCGACGACCCGCCGCCCGACGACCCGCCGCCCGACGTCGCGTTGTCCTTGACGAGCGCGCCGTAGCCCTCGAAATTTGCCTTGCAGACAACGACGACGTTGCCTTCGCTCGCCTGCTGCTCTTCAGAGTAGGACGCGAGTACAAACGTGCCTTTGTAGCCCGTACCAGCGCTGACTGTCGCGTTCTCGGACCGGTAAACGATCTCGACGCCTTTCGTCTGGTACTGAGCGTCGACGCTCAGATCGCGTATCCCCGCTTGCGCCGCGTCGGTCCCGTCTTTGACAAACGTAACCTCAATGGCCGACTTCCGCTTGCCCGGCACGCTATGCACCCAGCCGCCTTGTCCTCTGACGGAGAACGTCGAGGTCGTCGAGTCGATTTTGAGAGTGCCGCCCTGGAAGCCGCCGAGCTCGCACGTGCCGATCGACATCGAGCCGTTTTCGCTCAGATCATACTCTTCTGTAAGCGCCTTTGTAACAAATGCCATTATATATTCTCCTTTGTCATGCAGTTCGTGCCGTCGCCAGTTTGAGTTCCAGAGCTCCGGCATAGATTAGGTTCTGGGCAAACGATTCGACGTCAAAGAAGTCTCCGACCATCTCGACGACGTTGTAGGTTCGATTGTTGATCATGATTTGTAAATTGGCGACGCTGTCGGCGAGTCGTTCCATTGGATCCAAACACGCAGACAGAGCTTCGGGAGACGTCGAGCTGACATTTTTGTACCGTACGATCCTAAACGTGTGCTGGATCGAGTAGCCCGTGCGGCTTTCTCGCTTGTATTCCGTCTCGACGTACGAAACGCCGAGTCGCTCGGACTCTTTCGTCCCGTCGAAGTCGGGGAACGACTCGATGACGCATTGCACGTCGAATATTTCGAGACTGTTAACGCAGTCGGCAATATCCTGTGCAATAGCAAAAGCGACCGAGCCTTGCGGCGTCGTTTGCCCGTCTTGCAGAATTCCGGCGGCGACGAGTCGCTCGGTTTCGTTGGCGCCTCCGGCGTCGTAAACGGCCGTCCTGCCGACGTGCTGAACTTTGATTAACGCCGCGTCACCAGCGCTCGCGTCATAGTTGCGCAATATGAACATTAAGCCGTCCTCCTCTGCGCGTGAATCCTAACGACGAGGTTGTATGGGTCGTCGTACTTCCATATCTCATGAGCGAAGGGGCGGACGACGTACGCGTCGCCGCCGGAGACTCTGACGACGTCGCCGGTCTTCGGCTCGTACGGCTCAGAGCCTTTGATCAACACGTCCATGGAGTTGGCGAACGCCTGCCCCGCCGTTCCGTCGGCGTCTTCGTACTTTAACGTCGCCAGAATCGCGCGCGTTTCAAGGACAAGCGCGCCGCCGCGTTCGATCGAGACGCCGACGCTCGACGTTCGAAAGAGAACGTCCCGGTTGTGTTCGTAAGCTCGTTGTTGGTAGTTCATAGCGTCGCGTCCGGATTAGTCTTGACGTCAAGCGCGCACCGGGCGACGTCCGCCCAGTCGGAGCCGAAGAACGCTTCGACAGCGTCAGTTGTCGGTTCGACGAGGATCTTCGCAGCGACGAGCCGCGACGTTTCGTCGACGTTCGACGGGTCGAGGATCTGGACGTTGTCGACGTCGTTGACGATGATCCTAAATGCGTCTCCGTTTGTTGCGTCGTAGTTTTTAAGTTTCAGCACTGTCCGACTCCTTCCCGGACGCTAGGATCGCGTATGAGATCGCGCGTTCCTTTGCCGAGTCGTAGAGTAACGAGATGGACTGCGACACTTCCCTGACGGCGTCGTCGTATGCCGCTCGAGCAATCCGTTTGTCGAGTTTCAACGCCTCGATTTGCGCCAGTTGAGGAGCCCTGTGCAAAAGCAGAGACTGTTTGAACGCCGTCATGTAGCCGGCAAACGCTTCTTCGTAAGTTAGCGTCGAGTCCATCTAACTGCTCCTACTCCTGCGACGCCGCCGCTTGTTGTCCGACTCCGAGTCGAACAAGGCACGCGGTCGCGCCGGACGCGACGGCGTCGACGAAATACCCGACGGGCAGGTTTGTGCCCTCAGTCGCGGTGATTTTTGAATTTGTCGCGTCCCAATAGGCAATATCGCCAATACTAGCCGTCACCGAACTGCCGCACGCAATGCGCCAGACGCCGGTCGTCTCAATCCAGCCGGTCGCGCCGACGGCGATCGTCGCCGCCGCGACGCCGAAAAGCTTCGAGTTGACGACGACCGTTCCCGCCTCGATAATCGAGGCGCCGCTGTTTGTGTACTTGTATCCTGAGGAAGAGTGAACAATTTCAGCCATGTTTTATAATCTCCTTGTTTGACGGAGGCGGCGCGTTGGAGGGCGCCGCCGCTAAAATTTTGTGAATTAACGACGAGATCAGGACGCCGCCGAGATGCACTTAAGCGCGCCTCGATAGTCTTCCTGGGCGACTCCGAACCCGAAATGGGCGTCGAATTCGATCCCGAGCGTTCCAATCTTCATCTGGTCTTGTCGTACGATCGGCGCCTGGTTCCCGTTCAGGAAGGCGATTTCGAACGCCGGGAGCCTGTTCGGGTCGGCGAACAAATACCAGGTCGTGGTCGAGTAGTTCGTATAGGTCGCGTATTCTAAGAACGGGACGCCGACGACGGTGAAGCGTCCGACGTGCGGGTTAAAGTCCGCGGGCGTGTTTCCTTCGGTTCCATTGTTCAGCGTCGTGGCTCTGGCGACCATGAGGGCCTTGTCTTCGAGGGACGGAGGTACGACGAGCAATTGCGGAGGGATTCCAAGCGGCGCGTCGTCCCCGGTCGCCTTGGCGCGTTTCCGGTTGATGAACGCGGCGCGAGCGGCGGAGAGATTGTCGAACGAGAACGCGCAGGAGACCTTTAAGGACGCGTGGTCGGCGTGATAGAACGCCTTGCCGTCAGCCGCGTTCGCAGGATTCATGAGCAGACCCCACGCCTGACGATTGATCGCGTCGTTGGCGCCGAACCCGATCTGCCGAATGAGTTCGCCGAAGACTCCGAGCGCGTCGCCGTTCACGATCGACTGTTCCGGCAGAACGAACTGCCTGCCCCAGAGTTTCGCCTGGATCGTGTACTTTTCGTCGGCGGCGGTCGCGTGTTCTAAGTCGCCGCCGGGCGGAACCTCTTTAAATTCGAAGTTCGTGTCAATCTTCCAGCGTTCCGTCGCTTTATAGTCGTAGACGGAGCTTATTTTAAAGACTTTGCGCCACGACGTGTCGGACGCGTTCATCGTCTGGACCAGCGCGGCGTTGGCGGCGTTCGACAAGGTCGAGCCAAGCGGAGTCGTCGAGATCGCCGCGCAGACTTTGCTATAGGAGTCTTTCCGGAACGAAAAAGGCGTCGCGCGTGACGCGCGTTCTGCCAGTTCTAAGAAGTCGAGCGAACCGAGCCGGTCGGCGGCGGTCAGTTGCGCGTCTTCGTAGCGCCGCTCGTCCGGCTGTACGCCCATAGCGCGCAGCGTTGCAATTACGAGCGCTTTTTCGTCGCAGTCGGTCGAGGGCGTGTGAACGGCGGGAGCCGAGCCGCGAAGCGCGCGCAGCGCTTCGAGCTCGAACTTGTCCGCCGTCCATCCTTCCCGGATCGCCTTCGCTTGCAGTTCTTCGTCGTCTCCGAGCGAGCGCGCCTTAATTGCGGCGACCCGCTCGATTTCGGCGGCCGCCTTTTCGCGCGAGGCTTGAAGTTCTTCGTCGCGTCCGTTGTCGACAGGAGCGACCGAGTCGTCGATAATGGGTTCTTTTGCTTCTAAGCCCATCGTGTTTCCTTTCATTGGGGTTGGTCCGCCCATCTTGGCGGTAATAGTACTGCTTGTGTTTTTGTCGGCTCCGAGCGCGACGACGCTGACCTCGTACATCTCGAACTTGGTTGCGACGGTCGCCGGACCTTGGATTGTCTCGCCGTGCAGGTCGAGTGTTTCGCCTTCTTTCAATTCGATTCTGTCGCGGATATAACCTCCGACCGACGCTTGCCACGGGAACCCGTTTTTCGCGCCTGAGACAAAATCGCGCGCCGACTCCGTCTCCCGACTGACGACGCCTTCGACGACGAGCTTACCGTCGTTGACGTAAATCTTCGTCGAGTGCCCGATCCCGTTGCCGTCGAAATGCTCGCCAAAGACCGGGAGCGGTTCGGTATGCGGAAAGACGCCGTCGACGTCGATCGCGATGCGCTCGTCCCAGAATTCCATCGCCGCGCCGGTGTTGGCCACGATCCGGAACTTCGGCAGTCCCGCTTCGCTTGGCGAGTCGCTAAACTCGCAGAACGAGCCTTTTATATAAAGTTTCTCCAGGCTCATGTTTCCTCCTTCTAGTTCGTTTCTTCCGGCTCCAAATCAGGCGTTATGTCGCCGAACTCGAGCCCGAGTTCTCTCATCTTCTCACGTTCGCGCGCAATTTGCGTCAGTTCTTCTTCCCAGTCTTTGCCCTGTTTGGCGTATTCTGCGGCGAGGGTCGTCGTCAGCGAGCGCAAGCGCGTCTCTTGTGCCCTTGCCTCTTTCACAGGGTCGACGTGTTCGAAGCCGTCCCAGTAGTAAATCGCTTGCGGGACCGCGCGCGGTAAGCCGTAGACGATCGAATACTCGCGCCACCACTGTCGGAAGATCGGGCGCATGACCGCGACAGACGCCTGTTTCTGCGACGTTAGAATCGCCTTATGATACTCTTGATAGTCGAGTCTGCCGCTGGCGTAGTTGTGCTGACTTGAGTCGCCTGTGATGACGTTGACCGGAATCTGAAGACTTCGCCCAATCTCGCCCAAAAGCTCGCGCTTGAATTCTTTATACGTCGTCGTCGGCTGCTCGCTCTTAAGCTGCGCGACTTTCCAGCCGTCAGGAGCCGTCATCATGAGCCCGCGCTCAATGTCGAACGTCTCAAAAGGCGTCGGACTGGCGCTATCGCCGCCAAAGTCGCCAGGGGAGTCGGTATACATAATCGCCGCGAAGTCGGCGGCGGTCTCCGCTGCCGTTACGACCGCCAGCGTGTACCGGCGCAACAGAGCGAAGAGGTTCAGCGCCGCGACGAGTTCCGACGCGCCGCGATGCTGTTCGGCAGTTGTGCGGCGGAACCAATGCACGACTTGCCACGCCGGGTAAATCGCCGCCTCTTCGACGTACTTAGTCGCGCCGCTTAAGTCGAGCCGTCCGACGTCGCCGGGATGGCGCGTGAGGATCCGGTACGATAAAGGTCTGCCGTATTGATCGAGCGTTATGCCGTCGACCTCGTACGGACCTTGAGACATATACTCCCCGGCGACGCGTTCGGCGTCGATCGGCATGAACCCCAATTTGACAGGACCGGTCAAATCTTGGTTCGTGTACATGAGCCCGAACGTTTCGCCGTCTTGGGTCTTGGCAAAGGACATCGCGCGCAGAATCTCAGCGAGCCCGACTTCCTGCATCCACGCCTCAAAATCCAATTCCGTCTGCTGACGCTTGTCTCTGTCCAGACCGGAGACGATCTGAAGGCGCGGTCCCGTGCCAATGATCGCGTTGGATAGTCCGAGCGCGACGCCCATCGCGTAGGAGTTGTTCGCGACTTCATACCGGGCGCGCTCGCGCATTCGGCGGCGCGTGTCAGGGTCCAAGGACGCGTCGACGCTGCGCGAGTCGACCCAGCGCCAATGATCGAACAGGTTCTTGTCGGTCAGCGCGTCGTAACGCGCCGCCTTGACCGGTCGGCGCGGCGGTTCTTTCTTCTTCGGCTGTTCAGACTCCATTAATCCCTGTTCCTCAACTTGTAGACGCCGACGCGCCTTGCCTGCGCGCCAGCTTGCGCGTCGCGCTTGTCCAGGTAGTCGAGCGCCTTAATCTGCTGGCTGACGCTGTGGTTCTTGTATCTGCCGGAGTCGGTCTGCACCTCTTCCGGAGAGGCGAGATTCTCGACGATCTGCTCTTTCAGCCGCTTGACGTCTTCTTCGGTCATCGTTTTGTCTTTCGCTGTTTGGCTTGTCTTTGCATCGCCGCGAAGCTGACGCGCTCGCGTTTCGGCTTGACGGTCGTCGCGACCGAATCGAGATTTGCGCCTTGGATACTCGCTCCAACAGCGCATCCGACTAAGCAGTCGAGCCAGTGGTTGTCTCTATCCGGCAAGGCGGTCCATTCGTCGACTCTGCGTCCTTGCGCCTCGACGGTCGTTCTCTTCTCTGCGGTCAAATGCTCGATAAAGAGCGCGTTTTCGCGTTTTGTTCCGGGGAGCGCCAGCCTGCCGGGATCGCCCGGCGCGGTCGTGAGTCGCGCGTACAGGAACGTCTTCCAATAGTTTGTGTCAATGAGAACGCGCCGGAGCCCGTTGCGCGAGCTTTCGGCGGGAATGCGCCAATGCAAGCCGACTCGGTCGCCTCTCTTTATACTATATTCGCCAAAAGGCTTGTTTTTTGCACCGACATACCGACCATGAGAAGGGAATATTTTAGATCGGAACGGCGAATCTTTAATGAAATGGTAGACGACGTCGGTTGTCGCGCCCCAGTTGGCGTCGATGAGAAGCCGGTCGAGTTCGACCAACGTGCCGTCGTCGCGTTGGTAGTTGGGCTTGAAGAGCTTTTCCGTTAAAATCTGGAGCCCGCCGTAAACCTGCCCCTCAAGCCCGGCGTTCGGGACGGCGTCGGCGAGCGTGGGACGGGCGTCGTTTAGCGTGAATCGCGCGCGCTTTTGTTCCGGAAAGGCTCCATAGTCGACGATTAGTCCGTCGAACCGGTCCGACCAGGCGCAAAGAACCCAATAGAGAAGGTTCTTGTGAACGTCGACGAAAGCTGTCAGAAAATGCGCGTTGGAGGGGATAGCGCCACGAGAACGGCCCGATTCCAGAACGACGTCCGACGTGAGCGCGTCGAGTTTAGCGTCGATCTCTGGCGGTTCGTTTTGGTATTCGGACCTGAACGCAAATTCATCGCGAAAGAGGAGATTCATCGCGTGCTGGATCGCGCTGAGTTCGTCGGCGTCATAACGCTCCGGCCAGGACGACGACGCGCCAGCGTCCATTGCCTTGCGGTTCTTGCGGTAGAATGCCGTCGCTTTCGAGCCGTCGCCGTCGTTCTGGAGTTCGGCTTCCCGGATCTGTTTGTATTGCTCCCACAAGTCGAGATTGGACGGAAACGACGTCAGGAGCTGGTATCGCTCTCCTCGGAACTCGGGGTTGCTCACGCGATCCAGGAGTCGTTCTGCGACGTCGTTTTGCGCGACCACCGTCATTGCGACGCAGCAGGCGATCTTTTTGCCGGGGCCCGCCATGCCGAGTATATCGGCTTTGAGGATCTTCTCGATGTTGTCGCACTGGGTCGCGGACTGAGCGGTCTCTCGCGTCTGGGGATCGTCGACGAGCGCGAGATCAGGCCTTACTTTCTGTCCGTCCGGACGCGTGTAACTCAAGCCGCGTATGTCTGAACCTCTCGTCCCTGCTGTCCGGATACAGACTCCGGACGCCGCAGAACCTTCGACGGTCGGCAGGACGAGTTCTGCCGCCTT